TTTTTCTAGTGTAAGAGCAGAGTTAAGTGCTTGGTCTATCTTCCAATTTTCTAAGGCAGGTTTTGCTATCATACCTAAGATGGTAGTAACAGAGGGAACTAACTTTTCTTTCTTAGCATCTCTAAGAGTAGTGTTTCTTTCCTTGCCATTAACACCAACGATAGTATACATTGGGTCACCCTCTTGAGTATACCAATGTCCTGACTCAGCCGTAAATTTATTATAGCTATCTAATTCAGTATTGTCAATAAGTTTCTCGTTTTCTTTTATCATATTTTGTGTTCTATAAAGTGAAGCCCTCTTGTCTCAGGATTAAACCCAAGCAATTGAACTCCTAGTTGTTGTTGTTTCTTTGTTCTAGTTTTTTTACAGTTAGGATTCTTGTCATTATTATTATTAGGATGTATAGTTTTAACATCAATGAAGAGTGTCTCTCCTTTTTTATCTACAGCTATCATATCTATTGGTCCAGTACATCCTGCATTCTGAAAGACCTCGTATCCATTATCCCACAACCAAGTCACGGCATAGTATTCTGCAAAGTCTCCTTTACGATTAGTATCTTTAATGAGTTTCACTCCAGTCACCTCCTATTTTATATTCTCCTGTTAAAGGACAACGCATATTGAAATGCTCTGATGCTCGTTCAATAGCTTGAACTCCCAGCTGACCTACAAAGTCTGCTTGTTCTTCTGCTACTTCTATCTGCCACTCATCATGAATGTTAGCTACAAACTTGGCATCAATATTATTTAATTCTATTAAGGCATGAAGGAAACACAGGGCTTTCTTCATAACAATAGCACCACCACCTTGAAGCAAACTATTGAGAGCAGCATGTTGGCTTCTGATATATATCTTACGACCATCTATTCCTTTTAGGAATCCTCTCTCGGCTGCTTTCTGTACTTTATCTTTTAAAGTTTTAAGTGTCGGTAAGTTCTTGAAGAAAGTTTGTTTTAATTCTTTACCTTTCTTAAGCCCACCACCTGCAACACTACCTATCTTAGCATCACCTGCTCCGTACACTAGTGCATATATAAATGTCTTGGCTTGGTCTCTTGTCTTTAGACCAGCAAGTTTTTGATTAGTAGTATGTATGTCACCATTGATAACTTCATTAATATAATCTTCGTCATTCATATAGTGAGCTAACATTCTAAGCTCTAGCCCACTAGCATCTATACCTACAAGTTTGTATCCTTCAGGGACAGTCCAACAAGCACGACACTCTACACCATAAGGACTTCCTGCATTAGGAACTTGTGCCATGTTAGGATTTCTATGTGTCATTCTACCAGTGATAGTTCCATTAGGTATTACACTACCATGAACTCTATCATCTTTAAGCTCGTCTATCCAAGAAGATATCTGAGCAATACGCTTCTGATAAAGAAGGAAGTCTGCAATTAATTTAGCTTCTCTTATATGCTCAATCTTTTTTAGAGTCCCCTCGTCTACAATAGGCTGACCTGTAGGTGTAAATTTTACAGGCTCCCAACCGAAGTCAATAAGATATTCTCCTATTTGTTTACGGCTACCTAGATTAAACTCAACAAGTTTTTTTCTCATAAAATTATCAACGCATTGTGTTGTTAAGCAGTTGTTATATTCAGCGTCTGTTAGACCACGCTTAGATAACTCTCCGTCTTTTCTAATGTATGGAGTAACTAACTTATCATCAACCCACTTAGGTTTAAATGTACTGTGTACTTCGTCCTCTACTTTTAACTGTTTATCTTTTAAGTCAGCAAGTAAACTCATAGCTTGTTTAGTATTAAAAAAGAATCCGTTCTTCTCCTGCTGTCTCATTATCTTAGCTACCCTGTGTTCTAAATCAACACAGTCATCACTAAACAATGTACCTTCTTTGAGTAGATGATTATACACAGCTTCATTTAATTTTACATCTTGAATACAGTATTCTAACATTGCCGGTGTATATGAATTAAAATCTAGAGGTTGTTCTTTCTTGAACATACCAACACGCCAGCCCCAAGCTTTCAAACTATGTCCGTTCTCACGGATGGGATTGAAGAGCCTAGACATTACTAATGTATCTTCTAGATTCTTAGTAAGTTTAGCACCATGCAATCTTTCTAAGACAGGGATATCATAGCCTATGATGTTGTGTCCAATCAATACCTCAGCACTTTCTAGGAACTTAATCCCTTCAGGTATCTGAGTGTTATCAAATGTATGCACTGCACCATTCCATTCTTTAGCTACGATACACCATACTTTAGTAGGGTTTAATCCGTCTGCTTCTATGTCAAATATTATTTTAGAATTGTTCGTTGTCAAATGTTTCCTCCTCTGATACTTCAAACAATCTGCCTGTATCAGGATTATATTTGAGACCACAAGCTAATCCTGTGTCTCCTGTGTACCTTGATTTGAGTACACGAACCTTAGTTGTATTGGCTTCTTCAGGATTTGCTGCCTGTTGATTCCTCTCTAGGGCAATGACACAATCAGATAACTGTGCTATACCTGCCGAACCTTTAAGGTGTGACAGTGAAACTTCGACACCATTCTCATGTCCCTTGTCTCCACTTGCTCTACGAAGATGCGATACTAATATCATACCAATACCTGTCTCTTCTACAAGACTACGCAGTCTGTTCATAAGCATATCAATACCTCGTCTTTCGTCACCTTCTGATAAGACATTGACAAGCATATGTAAATGGTCAACTATAACCCACTTACATTCACAGCCTACAATAATATATCTAAGCTTAGAAAAGATATCATCTATATCTGTAGCACCTAGATGGGCATGGATATAAACTCTACCTTTCGGTATGGCTTTATCGAACAAAGCTGTTAGCTCTTCTTCACTATAGTTCTTGCGTTTCTCTGTCAGGTACAGTCTATCGTTAGCTTCGATAGATAAGATACCATCAGCAGTTCTCAACCAGTTCTCTTCGAGAGCAACTATACCTACGTTGTCAGTAGTGTTTTGGATAAGGTGATGTTCTAGCTCTCTAGTAACACTAGACTTACCAAGACCTGTGCCACCTGTTAAGGTTACAAGTTCTCCTTTACGCATTCCATATAGTTTTTTGTTGAGCCCTTCCCAAGGATACGCAACACTCTCTTTCTCTTCTCTATGTAACCAATCATTTTTCTGTGATGATAGTTCCATAATACCTGAAGGTGTGTAAGTCTTGGAGTTCCACCAAGCCTGTGTAAATTCAGGGAATTTCTTTTGCTTGAGCATTTCATTAGCATCTTTGAACCCGTTAGGGAATGACATGATTCTAGTTTTGTTCGGCTTAAGTATCTTAGCTACAGCTTTAGCTGCTTCTTTACCTGCCTTGTCGTTATCAAAACATAGAACTACATTGTCAAATGATTCTACAAATTCTATACTCTCTCGTATATCTTTAACAGCAGCCGAAGCTCCACGCTTTAAGGATACAACTGCCCACTTACCTTGGAAGAGTTCATGCACTGCCATAGCATCACACTCTCCTTCGGTAATAGTGAGATACTTGCCACCTGTATTTCCATACAGCTGTTCACCAAACAAACCTGTCTCGTTAAAGGTTCCATTACATGAGAACTGTTTGTTAGAAACGTACCTTGTCTTAGTACCTACAACTTCACTACCATTAAAGTAAGGGTATACATGTTGTGCTACTTGGTTGTTTCTATCTTTAACAATCTTGACACCGAACTTAGTGGCTGTCTTTTCTGATATACCTCTATCAGTAAGAGAACCATAAGCACCAGTGTATGATGTAAGGAATGTGTTATCGGGCTTGGGTTTATTGGGCATAGTAACTACCTTGCTTACTGATTCATCGTCATAGTTTATAAAGAAACTATCACAACTAAAGCATTTAGCAGAGCCGTTCTCGTTAAGAGAAACAGCATCACTACTGCTACATTTGTTGCATGGTAATTTGTGTTTAATAAATTGTGTTCGTTCTTGTTGCATTTCTATCTCCATTAGAAAGTGGCTAGGCTTTGAGACCTAGCCGAGTTATTTACTTCGAGTCAGTAGTATCTACATCCTCTTCATCTTCATTCGATTCAACCATAGCTTCAGGACTCTCATTTAGAATTGCTTCTAAGTTAGCTTGATGTCCTTGTGAAGCATAGTTCAAAGCTTCAGTCAGCACGTTCAGTGTACCTATCTTACTAATAGATACGTTAGCACCTGCTTTCTTTTGCTCATCCTCAATCTTTGAAACATCATAGACTAAGTCACCATCATCATTCTTAATATTGATAATCATATTAAAACTCCTCCCCTTCATCAAAGAACTCAGAGCCATCTTGAGCTTTATACTCTACCAATTCTACAATCTGAACAGCCTGTAAGTCGAGACCTTTCCCTGCTTTACCTGCATATTCCCAATCATATTCATTACACTGCACTCTAACCTTAGAGCCATTACCTACAGCAAGACTAACTTCCTGTTTGTTTTGGTCTAACAATCTAGGTGAAGACCTGACCATACCATTCGGACCATTTACTTTACGCTTGATTACTACAGCAGAACCTTCATCCATCTGCTTAATAGTATGTCCACGGGTTTTAAAGTCATTTGCAGTATCCTCATCAACAACTAAGTTGACTGTATACATTGGTTCAAATGTTGTGTTGGGCTCTTTAATGCTTGCCCAATAAGCTGTTCCATCTACTATCATATTTACCTCCTCGGTGTGTTAATAGTTTGTTAAAAATTGGGAGAGTTGTGAGCTAACTACTCTCGGAGTTATGTACTGAAGCCAAACCAAATCATTTACTATTGGAGATAGAGGGCTTAAAGTTCTTCGGTTACTCGTCATCATGTTGCACATTCTACACTATATCTTCATCAATGTCAAGCATTATATCATCTAAAGTATAAAGACTTTCATCACAAAGTTTAACATAATATTTATCATCAGTCCATGTTGTTTCATATGCTATTTTATTTTCGTAAAGTTCTTGTCCATGTGCAGTAATCCAGTCTATAAATTTCCTGTACTCATCTGCTGTCATCATTGTAAATCCATCACTCATATTATTTTACTCCTTTATAAAATTTCTTACAGAATTCAGGTTCAGTTACAACATCCTTAAAGCAATTCATAACCCTAGTGTATGAATCGTTTTCATATCTTATATTTAAATCGTTAAGTTCATAACGAAAATATAATAAAGTAAGTAACAATGCAGTTATTATTCCCATGTAGTTTATATCTTTTATATCAAATTTAATCATATGTTATTTTATCCTTTTTTCTTTTATCATTATATTTAGTAACAACCTTACCACTCTTATATCCTGTGGTGTCGGTTGTCCACTTGCCCTCTTCAAATCTTACTTCAATAAAGTTAATGCTGTCGTTTTCTTTTTGTTCAGCAATATCTTCTTTTCTTTTTAATACTTTATCAGTGTGTTGTGTCAATGTACAAATCCTCCACGCTTTTAAAAGCATCAACCAATAAAGACTCATCCATTTCTTTTCTCAGTCCTCGTAAGTGTGCTACATCCATGTTGTTTACATCCCATGTCTTATCATCTATAGTTCTCGTAACACATTTGATATCTTCAATCATGTCTATACCTAGCATACTATCTATAGCAGAATAGATTGAGCCACAGAAAGTTTTGAGTTGGTCTTTCTTACCATTTATTATTACATCTATTACATATTCATCCATTTTTTGATACCTCTATTAGTTCTTTGTAAGTTGTTATGTTTGGATATTGTTTTAAATATTTCATTATCCACTTGTCTGTCATATAAGAAAGGTGCAACTGTCCGTTACCAAAGGCATGCGTCTGCTCGGGAAGTAATCCCTCAACAGTATCAACTGTTATATCCTTTCCTTGTTCTTCGGACAGTAAAGACTGCAACCACTCTACCTGTATAGGTTTTACTAGCCTTCTAAGTTTCTTTAATTGTTTTGTATTCATACTATTTCCATGCAGTAAATTCCATATAAGGTGTTTCTCTGTGTCCTTCAGGCATCCATTCTACCATATCTTTAACCATTTGTAAAGTCAATCCTGTCTCTATAGTTTCCCCGTCTGCATCAGTACCTAGTACCAGTCCCTTACCTGCAAGAACTTTCCCATTTATAGAAAAGTATTTTGTATCTCCCTGTAGTAAACCTTCATCATCTACATAGAGTACCTCTACATTATCTAAGTAAACACAATCAAAAGTTCTACACTCTACAAGGTCATAGATTTCTTTGAAGTCTCCTGTATATACTGCTTCTTTTATTGTTTGGTTAAAAGGATTTATTAATATTGCTTTCATTTTGCTATCTCCATAGTGTGTTGGTTATAAAAGATACTCTCTGCTATAAAGCTAAGTATCTCATCTCTATCATCATCTGCACATAAGTTATACAGATAACAAATATCATCTATCTCATCTTGTATTGAATCTTTAGCATCATCTTCTAAGACTTGCTCATATATTTGTTCTAATGTTCGTTCGTTATGTATGTCACTCATCATCTTTCTCCTCAGTAAAATCTATTATAAACTTCTCATCTAAAAATTCTTTAGATACTCCGTCTTGTTCTAGCTTATCTCTAAGCAACTTAGCCAACTCGTTATTTGTTATGTTCATACTGTCTCCTATATTGTATGTATTACAAAGCCACTACTATCTTGTTTGGCTTTACCTTTTGCTTTGAGTCCGACAACTACATTAGGTTTATCAAAGAACCTCATGTCTGTCTCATCACCATTAACAACCTCTCTACCTTTGAAGTAGATAGGCATATCACCATTGAATACTACAGCTATGTTGTAATCAATAGTCTTAAAGTATTCGGAATACTTCTTGTTCGCTTCACTATAACTCCATGTTAAATGATAGTTACTATGCTTGTCAACCTTTCTAGTAGGTATCTTAGTGTAGTCATAGAACTGTACATTGGGAAACATCTCAAAGATATTCTTATCATCTATCTTGATAGTCTCCCATTGTATGTCACTAGTACCATTCAGTCGTAGGCAAGGAAGCTTATCTTTTTTCTTACAGTAATTAACAAACTTTGTAATGTCTGTAACCAAGTAGGACATGAAGATATCTCTAGCTTCTAAGTACAATTTAGTCTTACGTTTTCTCGCTTCTTGTATGACATTAGTGGTTTCACCCTTCTTCATAATGCCACCTCTACCTGCTGTATTAAGACAGGCTTCCTTGCACCCAGCAATGTCCTGATACGGACAAATCTTGGTACTGATTGGATGTAAATGTAATATAGCTGTCAAGTAATCTTGATAAACTTTATTACTTTTCTGTATCTTAGGGTTACTAAAACTTAGTAG